ACCTTTAATTGCATATTCTTCTATCCTTGATTGTATTGCTGCTAAAGCAATTTCATTAAATTCATCACCTTTTAATCCAGCAAGTAATTTAGCGTTTGCGCCTTCTGTATCTAAAACTGTTTTTAATGCTTCTCCAACAGTAACACCTTTGTCTATTTTTTTACCTCCAATAGTGCTAACTTGTGTTGTTATAATTATACTTTCATTTATTCCGTTTATAATAACATTTTCTAAATTCTTTTTAAGAATACTATGTTGTCTGTCTTTAATATAAGATACATAACTTGTACCCATGTTTGCATTTGCTTGTGCAACTACACCATCTAAACCTTTTTTAAAAAAGCTACTTTCGTTTTTTAATGTTTCTGAAAAATATTCAGCATCAAATTTTGAACTCCAAGCAAAATATTGTTCTCCTGTTTTATCTTCCCAATTAGGATTTTCTTGAATATTACTTTGAATCCATTCATTTAACTTTGTTTGTTTATTTAAACTAAATTGAATACCATGATTTTTACCTTTAACATTATCATAAATAGATTGCCAATAAGGTGATTGTGTTCCATCTAATTCACCACTTGATACAGCATCAGCATATGATTTTGCTTCAGTAGATCTTGCTTTTATTTCTGCTTCTCTATCTGTTTTTTCTGTTATTTCTTTACCTTTATAATCTGTGTAAGCATTTAATGCTGGAGTGACGTCTCTACGTAATATCGTAGCTAGTTGTAATAATCCACTTGGATCTTTTGAAACTCTATTAACACCTGGAAATGTACTTTGATATGCCATTATACTTTACCGTAATCTCCCTTCTTATATTTAGATCTTGATTCCACGCCAGCAGAACCAATTTGTAATAATAAACCTAATTTGCTTGGTGGTTGAACTGGTGGTAATCCAGCAATTTGTCTTCTCATTGCTGCGTAAGCATCAGCACGACCAAAAGCAATTTGTTGATTAGATGCATCTATTCCAGCATCAATAATATTAGTTTCTAAATCTGCATCAAAACCAACATCTCTTAGCATTCCAACTAAATCACCTTTACCTTCGCCTGCATTTGCTTGTGCTGTTGCTAATGCATCCATTTTATTTCTTTTAGTTTCAAATTTTTCTCTTGCACTTTTTTCGTTTGCAACAATTCTTTCTGCTTCTAATCTTGTTAAGTCTTCACCATAGGCAATATTTGCTTCTCTTGCTGCTCTGTCATTTGCAGCCGCTTGTGCTTGTGCTTGCGCTTTTTGTCCTTGATATTCTGAATAAGCTCCAACAGCTTTAATACCAAAGTTTGCTACTGCCATTGATACTGGATCACACATTTTTTTGCCTCATTACTAATAAAAACTCCTCATCTTTAATTCCGTACTTATGTTTTAATTTTGGTTCAAAGCCACAAAATTGTAACCATTTTAAAGTTTTCCAATTTTCTGGATGTACCCAATTATAAATTACTTCATATTTATCGTTTAATTTATCTACCCATTTTCTACATTCTTTTATAAATTGTCTTGCGTCTGCTAATAAATCATCACTTGATAACATCCACACTACGCCATAACCTTTTACAAAAGGACAATCAGATACACCAAACATACCGATACATTTTTTATTAGTACCAATCATTGTATAAACTTGTGAATTTTTTAAACTAAATGATGATAGTAAACCTGCGAGTGGTTTAACACCATGCGAAGTCATTATTTCATCAATATCTTCTTTACGCATTATTTTACTAAGATGTATTGCATCTTTAGGTTCAGCTTTTCTTACATATCCCGTCATGATCTTCTTGACCTTCTATGATAAAAGCTTTCTACTTCTGCAGCAACTACGTGCATTGGTAGATAAGAATCTGTTTCAATTGTAACTGTATGTTGTGTATTTTCTGCTTGAACAGGAACATTAAATGTACCTGATACAATTGGAGCACTTCCAATCGTAAATGCAGAATTACTAATAATCTGTCCGTTCATTGTATAACTTCTTAATGAACGATCAACTGGTTGTACTTTAACTTGAAAGAAACCTGTGTCTTCATAATCAAAAGATACTGTTCTTACTTGTAAACGTCCTGATGTAACTGAAAGTTTACCACCAGTTGGTGATGCTTCTTTTATGTATACAGTCGACATTTCATATTTAGTTGTAAATTTTGTTCCAAATATTGCACTTGGATGGTTTCCATCTGCGTAATAAGTTGCACCAGAATTTGTTAATGTTAAATCAACGCCTGTTGTGGCACTAACTGCAAATAAACCTGTTCGTTCTCCATAAGGAGATGTGTATGTTGTTTTATCTGTTGCTGCATCATAAGTTCCTGTTAATGTAACTTTATGATCTAATGCTACTGGAAAAGTTAAATTTTCTTCTTTTAAGTTTTGAATATCAATAGTGTATAATTTTGTATCTTGTTTATCATTCGCAATTAAATATAATTTACTTTCAACAACCATTCCTCCTAGTATTTGAACTCCATCAAATATCCATTTAGACCAAGATGCTTGAATTTTTTCATTACGATCCCAAAAATATTTATAAACATAAATTTCTTTTGCGTTTGTTGGATTAACATCTGTATTTACTGTGTATGGTGATGTTGATTCACCTGCTATTGTATCAAACGGAAAAGCTAATATTGTGTCTTCCATAGGACACGCGATCATTGATGTTAATTGATTTGGTATGTATGATGAAATACCAGCAGTTATATCTATTGAGTCATTTGTTAATGTATCATTATCTGCATAGTATTCTCTTACCGCACTAAAATTTCCTTTTTTCTGAACAAAATAAACATAACTTCCAACAGGTACAGGTTCAACATCAGAATTATGTTCAAACGTTGTTGTTGAAACTATAGATGCTGATTCTGGTGTTAATGTTCCATCAGATTTTAAAATAAATTGATTTGTATCTGAGAATAATAATAATTGTTCATTATACGCAATTGCGTGTTTTAATGTTGATACTTGTGTTGATGACGCTGCGATATCAATTGTATCTGTATCTAATGAATCTGTTCCTGTAGTTTTAAAGAAATTAAAAAATTCTCCATTTTCACTAAATACAACATTTTCTTCTGATAAAATTCCTAATCTATTTTTATAAAAAGTTAAATTATTTATTGTTTTGCCAACAAAAGTTGGATTAGGATTTGTATCTGCATCTCCTGAAATTCTTTGATTCCATGTTAATTGTTGGAATGTAAATGTACCATCATTATTATTAACTAATGCATGAGGCATTGTTGTAGCGTCAAAACCTAGTACTACGCCCGGCCCAATAACTTCATTCCATATTCCTTCACTTTTAAAATTAACATAATAATCAGATAATATATCACCTTCATCACCAGTAATTTTAATTACAGCATCTGATGGTGCATAAAATGGTAAATCTGCAAAGTCTTGTATTTCATCTCTAACTGAATACATGGCTTGACCACCAAAACCATCTGAAGTTCCAACAGTATAATTACTATTTCCATCAGTTGGTTTTATATCTAATGTCGATGTGTATCTTGTTGTTGTAAAATAACTTGTAATACCAGAATAATTTTTAAGTCCTTGTGATGTACTTAATGTTGAACCATTATCTGTTCGTATAGTTTTAAAACCAATATCATTTGCAGATCCATTCCAATGTGATGATGATGTACCAAAACATAGTATATCTGCAATTTTCATTGTATCTCTAAATGCTGCATCTGTGCTGTAATCATTTCCTGATGGCATTTGAAATTGTACTTCTATTTCGTATGACATACTTGGATGTTTTACTGCTACAGCATATATTCTTCCGTAGTTACTTTGCTTTACATATACTAAAGCTCTTTCAACTTTTGCTGTTGATGTTGTTGCTGCCATTGCTGGTATTTTTGATTTATTAACAACAAAAGTATAATCAGCAACTGTAACAAATTTAAAATCTTCTTTTGGATTAGACGATGTTAAATACGCATTTCCATTTGGAAAGTTTACTGTTTTATTTACTCCTGATAAATTCCATACTTTTACATTTTGATTTGTAAATGCAGTAATAAAAGCATTATTAGCATCACGTTGTACACCATGAATTGCAGCATTAGTTGGATAAACATATGTTGAATCTAATGTTGCTTGATAATCTAATGATGGTCTTTTAGATAAACCCTCAACCAATCTTGATTGTGCGTTTTCTTGTAGTTCAGCTTGTGTTTCATTTCTTTGAGTAGAAGTTTGTTGGCTGACTCCATTAATTAAATTGGGTATACTTTGTGATATTACGGGCATTAGTATGTTCTTCTTGTTGTTCTATTAATAATGTTATAAACATCTTGGCTTCCACTAAGAATATTATAATCACCATTTGCAGCATCCGATCTTTCAGCATTAACTATTGCTTCTTGTTCGTCTACTTGTGTAAATCCAGCAAGTTCAGAAGATCCAACCATTCTTGCTTGAAATTTTCTTCCTGCTTTTATTATTATTAATTTTCTTGCGTATTCTGGTATGTGTTCAAAATGTTGTACTAAAATTTGGTCAACTACAGGTGTATTTGTAAATACATCTGTTTTATTTTCTAAATCGTAAAGAAAACCATTTCTAAATGTTATATTGAATTGTGTTTTATAATTTTTGCTTGCGTCTATTTGTATACAGTTACTTGCAACTGGAATTTTATTATTTTGATCTTTTGCTAAAGTAACTTCTGTTTCTGTGTTATAATGCCAACCTCTAGATTGCACTTCAACATTTGTTTCGTCTAAAATTTGTAATGCAATAGAAACGTCAACACCTGTATTTCCTGTTATACTGCTGACAGGCGCTTCACCTATTATACTTAATAATGTGTTAACTGCCTGTAATTCTGATGTGGGTGTGATTCTAAATGCCATTTATTTCCTTTGTAAAAAATTTAAGAGGCGACTTCAGTCTCCCGTTGTCGCCTCTCCTTATAAGTATAAAGTAACGTAAATTATTACGCTTCTTTAATTCCTACTGCTGCTTCTGGTCTTAATACACCATGACCCATTGCGTATTTTGCAACCATTAATGTACCTTGACGTCTAATGTCATATTCCATTTCAGTTGCTAGATCCATTAACTTAACTGTTCCTGCCGCACTTGGATGACACACTAATGCCACATAGTTTGACAAGTTAACAGCTTGTGGATTTGATCCACCTTGAGTTGCTGAACCTTGGTCTACGCCTGAGTTTACGTTTGATGCAACGAAGTGAGGTGTTGGAACTAATTCAATTCCAGCTACTCTCATTATTTTACCATCAGCTACACCACCATTAGGTCTACCACTGAAGTCAATATTGACTGCATTTGTAGCATTCGCTAATTTGTAGTATTCTTCTAATCTTAAGAAACATTTTCTACCTTCTTTTGGAACGTAGTGTGAATCTAAAGCTGAAGCTGCGTTAAATAATTCGTCGATCATTGCGTTAGCTGCTGTTGCTGCTGTTGCAGATGCGATATTAGCATTTGTTAATGTAGTACCTGCGTCTAAACCAGTCGCGTTAGCTGAAGCTAATGATGCTTGACCAATTGTTTGTAAGATATGCTTGTCCTTTTGGAAAGCTAATGCTCTTCCAATCTCGGCACTGTAAGCGGATCTTACGTCCCAGTGATTTTTTGCTTCTTCGATATTTGATAAGAATGCTGAACTTACAAGTAAGTCATTAATTGTAATAACTTTCTCGTTATGATTTACATCCGAACCTAATATCTCTGCACCAGGTGTGTGGTATGCTGCTGCGATTCTGCCCATTACTGGAAAGGATGCAGACTTACCACTAGAGATAGATCTAACCATCTCTGCTCCTTGCGTTACACTTGATCTTTCGAAAGCAGTTAATACTTCTCCCGCAAAGACTTTAAGAAATAACGCGTCTTCTGAACCAGAGGCATTGACTCTGCCTATACTGGCTGGTGTTGCGTTTGCCATAATTATTCTCCTTATTTATGGTTGTTATTTAATAAAGCTTCACATAAATTGTTTTGATAGATCGAGATTATCCTCCTTAGAGGGTCAAGTCATTTTGACTTTTTATGTTCCGCAGTTGCCACCTGTGTAGGTTGCACAACTATTTATTTTTTCTTTTTAGGAAAACCTTTTTTCATGTCAGAATAAGATTTTTTGCTAATAGTAGTATTTTTCTTTGATCTACTAGTGCCTGCTTTTTTTCGTTTATTCATATTATAGTAAAGTCCTTTTTTTGGCATATTATCTCCTATAGTTTTGATTTTGATATTTTATCTTGTACTTCAGATCTAAATGCTGGATCATTTGCATATCTAGCATCTTTCATTGCTTCAGTAACTTGTGCCCATGAACTATATCCACCTGCACTATCTGTTCCTGCTTTACCTGAAATTAATTTAGGTTCAGTTCCATTTACAGCATCATGTCTTGCTTTAAGACCTGTTACTGCAAGTTTAACTGCTTCTAAATCGTTACTATTAACTGTCTTATTAAATGCAGCAATCTCTTGTGGATTTAATGCATCTTTTGCCCAAGTAACAATTTCAGTATATGATTCCTCACCACCAACTTCTGCTTTAATTGTATTTTGCATTTGTGTAGCAACGGCTTCTTGTCCTTGTATAAAAGCATCAACATATGATTTTGGAATACCTGCTTTTTCTAAAGCTTGAAAAGATTTATCATCTAATGTTCCTTTTTCATTATATTCATTTTGTAATGCTTCCATATTTAAACCAGCTGATTCAACTGCTTTTTCCGCAACTTTATTATCAGCTTCAATTTCTAAAGATTTTTTAGGTTCTTCAGTTTTCTCATTTTCATAAGTTTTATCCTGAGCACCTAATTTAGCTTCTAGTTCTTGATAAGACTTAACTAAATCTTCTTGTGTTTCAAATTTACCAAGAATTTTTTCTTTAGGTTGTTCGGCTACTTTTGTTTCTTCGGCTTTTGTTTCTTCTACTGGTTTTTCACTAGTAGTTTCTTCTTGTTTTATTTCAACGGCTTCTACCATTGTTTATACTCCTATGATTGTTGTTGTTGTTGCACTGCAGCATCAGCCACTTTGCTCGCAATACCCGGTGCAGCTTGTTGCATCGTGTCATTTAATTGTTGAGCTTGTGCTTGTTGCTCCATTTGCTGTTGCTCCGCTGCTAATTGATCTTGAGATTTAATTAAACCTTCAGTATCAATGCCATGTCCTGTTGCTATACGTTTAATTAAATCAGTTAAATTTAACATTTGTACAACTTCAGGATTCATTTTAGTCT